TGAGAAGTCCAAAGCAGCTGGCTTGAGCATGAGGAGAATTGAGTGCACTGGCAACCCGGATGTTGATGCCTTTCTGGCCGATTTCATGAATAAGCGAGTTCAGCCGCTGCTTAAGGGCCAGACTTTCGAGATCGAATTCGAGACAATGTGGGAGCTCTTTGTGGATATCTTTGAACGGCTCCGTGATACAGGTATGCTCTACAGCAGAGAATGGTTCCCGGTGCTTGTTTCTAAAATCGCCGTCAAGTGTGAGGTTCGTAACCACGACGTTGATCCTAAGAAGGTTAGAGTCTTCTTTATTGTGGCGTTCTTGAAGTATCTCATAGATAAGTACATCTACACCGCTCCGTTCTTGCACACCTACGGCAAAGGCGAGGTTGGCATCGGTTTCAATAGATCCCATGGTGAGTTTGATGCCTTCGCGAGGGAGATGAAAGAGGAGTGGGAGGCTGCTGGGAAGCCACCACTTGTAGCCATGGATGGGGATCTTCACAAGATGGATCAGTCAATGTGGGCTGTCTATCTCAACTGGATCTTCATGCTACCTCTTTACTCCTATCGCAAGGTTCCGCAGCCGCGAGATGCAACGGGGAAGTTGGTACCTAGTGATTACGATCTGTTGCGTGCGTTCATGGCCTGGTCCGCTGATGATATTGCCATATCTCTCATTAAGTGGGTCGGCAAGGACTATCGTTGGGTTTTTGGGGTCATGTTCTCTGGCTTGGTTGGGACCTCATGGGGCGATACCATGTACTCAACTTGGTCCAAGACTGCGTTCAGGATGCACTCGTATCGTCGCCTGCTTGCCTATCTCCAGGCAAATTTTCCCATTGAGGTTCAGAGTGAGAAAATGGCATTGTTCAAATCCATCAAGTTTTCCCGGAAGTACGGGGATGATTTCCTCGAGCTTATGCCTAGGGAGTTCGTTTGGCTCTGGGTTAGTGAGGACCCGGCCACCTATGAGGAGCTCCAGGCCCGCATGGTTAAGATCGAGCCTGTCTATATGCAGCGATGGATCAAAGACAATTTCAATTTGAGCGTGAAGATGGCGGAAACGCGTATCTTCCCCGGGCTCAATGATGAGGAACCGTGGCTCACCCACATAAGTACCAGGTTTGACACAATGGTCATAGAGGGTCCTATATACCTGAAGAGGCGAATTGTCGTATGGAATCTTAAAGATGGCAGGCAGGTTTATGTCCCGTGGCGGCAGACTAACGATTATATCTCGAAAGCTTACAACACATCTGCCCTTGAGAGTGCCACCAGTACGGCCTACTGGATCTTGAAGTGGAGAGGTTTGATGCTCGACACGTGCGGAACAAACAAGATGGCTTATGACTTCCTGCGCTACCTACATGATCACTTTGTGGAGGAGTGGAAGGGCATCAATGAGGCGGTGTGCTTTGAGATTGATCACTATAATCTTCACGGTGAGTGGACTGGTACTAGCGGCGGTGACATCTTGCCCCTGTTCAAGAAGCTCGGAGCACATTATAATATGGAGAAACTCGAGATCTTGCGTCGTCCTCTTGACCGGATTGAAATCTTGAATAAGTATGTTCCCGATCCTAGCCTCCTTGCGGGCCGTGAGACTATCAAGCGTATGACACGCAATCATGTCAATCCCGTGGATTTGATTAGAGCGTCCACCAGGGACATAAGACCAAAGGGCATGCCCGATGTACGCCCCCGCGATGTTGTTCGTCCTTCGTAAGTTGTTGTGGGTGGGCTGATCCAACTGAGACATGTTGGTCCCACTCTAGC